CCATCAATCCCATGCCATTAGCCATTGGGAAAATGGTTGGCTTGCCTACAACGCCGCCGGAAGCAAAGGGAACAATTTTGTTGTTGGCATATACATTGCCATTGGCCGAAGGAAAGATTGAATCAAACAAAGAGCTTGTCCCGGCCCGCAAAAACAAAGACGCTAGTTGCCTTAATACGCCAGACAAAGATTCGTTTAATGATTTTGTGCCATCAATTAAGCCTTCAACTGCCGAAATGACGTTGTTTTCAATAGTATTGCCGATTTCCCTGTAAAGGTCATTTAAAGTATTTGCCTGTTCTTCTGCCTTTTTATTTGCATCATCCTGAGCTTCCTGCAATTTGCGTACATTTTCTCTTGCCTCTACCAGCTGAAAAGCTTCAGAAAAAGGAACGCCTTTTTGCACTAATTCGTTGATTGTTTGCACGATATTTGCAAAGTCTTCACCCTTTTCAAGCCTTAGCTCAGCAAATTTTATTTCATTCCGAATGTCAGCAACAGCTTGTTTTGCGCCATTTTCACGCGCAATCTGAAACTTAAGTACGCTCTCGGTAAATTTTTGATACGCGTCGTCTGCCTTTTCTGCTTCAGTCTTGCCTGACGTTCTTTCTTGCAATCGCTCTAAATCGCCTCTGCCAGTCTTTCTGGTGTAACCCTCCGGGGCAGTTGCTGTGCCTGTAAGAATGTTGCCTAGCTCAGCAAAATCTTTCTTAGCCTGATCAACAAATCCAGTAAAACGATTTCTAGCAAGATCTATTGCGCCAGAAAAATCACCCTGTAGCACTTTGCCAACTATTTCTATGCCTGATGTAATGTTTTTAATAAGCACATCAACCAACTTAATAGTCGCAAAAATAACGCCAGCAACAACTCTGATGCTGGCAGCGATGACGGTAAACAAAGGCTCTAAATTTGTACCCTCATCAAACAAAGTGGCGAAAGACTGCGTAATCTGAGTAAGAGCAGGCAACAACGCGTCAAGAAGTTGCAGCCCAAATTTATTGAATACCCTGCTGAGTTTTGTTACTTCGTCGTTATAAAAAGCTGCGTTTTGGGCAAATTCTCCGCTCAAGCCAAAATTAAATTCTTCTAGCGCCGCACTGCCCCCGTTCAACATCGTAATCATGTCGACGCCAGACTTGCCAAATAGATCCAAGGCAGCTGCAGCTTTTTCAGGCCCGTCAGGCAAATCAGCGAACCGGTCTGCGATCTCACCTAACAGCTGATCTGTTGGCTTTAAATCGCCGTTCACCTTTTTTACGTCGATGCCAAGCTTGGCATAAGTGTCGGCATAGGTTTTGACCCCATCTGCTGCCTCAACCTGTGTCCTAGCAAGAGTCTTTAAGCCAACTTCAAGCTGTTTCTGGGATACGTCAGCGAGCTTGCCCGCTTCAACGTATGCCATAAGTTTTTCTGCTGCGATCCCTGTCCTAACCTCAAGCTTTTGAAACGAATCAGCCGTATCAATTGCTCCTTTTAAAACGGATGCAAACCCGCCAATAGCCGCTGCCGCAAATAACGCCTTGAACGCACCGCCTAAACGGCCAACACTGTTACGCAAGTTTTTAACCTTGCCTTGCACGCCTTGCATTGAATTGCCAAGGCGTTTGATGTCGTTCTCGCCTGAAACAGAAGCTTTTAAGCGAAGCAGGGCATCCATAAGTGTTTCAGCCTTGGCTTCTAAAGGTTTTTAGAACTATCGCTTCGATGACTTGAATTTGTTCAAGCACAGCACGATGATCCTTTACTTCAAACAGTTTAAGCATCCAAGCCACGACTGTATAGTCGAGCCCAACAAGACCAGCCATAGAAACTCGCCATTGAGTCTGGCAACGTGAAAACACGCTGATAGCGTCCCAATTCTCTTCCCACACCTCAAACTCAGCAACTTTCTGGGCCTTGCGCATAGCGTTGATTTCTCCAGGGTCCATGCCTTGGTCCATCAACTCTTTAGCGCTTTGCTCGAAAGCACCGGCACTTTCGCACCAATGCTCAGCGGCCCCTTCTAGTTTTTTGATTGAGCCCCTTGAAAAAAGTCAGCGTAAGCATTGATGACAGCCCTTAAAACAAAAGGGTCATCAAACAATTCTGCAGCTGTCTCATCTGTGTAAGGCACATCATCGCCCTCTTCATCAGTAACGCCTTCCCAACCCTTGACAATAGAAAGCACAAGAGTCATTTCATCTTGATCAGCCAACTCGTTAAAACGAGAACGGCCAATCTTTACGAACTCGATTGTAAAAGACTCTTTGCGGAACTTGCCACCGTCAACAGGGATGCTGACGGTCACAGGCCATTTGTGCGTTGAGTCTTTCTTTTTGAGAACGAAAGGCATACAAATCAGGTAAAGGCTAATGACAGCTCATCGTTGCCAGACGAGCTAGGCACAAGTGTAGTTGGAAGATTCAACATCACAATGCCTTGATCTTCAGAATAAGAGGGGTTGCCAAGTGACAAACCGCTAGTTGGTGAAGTCAGCGTGATGATGTTGCCCGCAGTGTCACCGTGTTGAATACTGAGGTTGCCTGATGTCCCTGCAACGGACAGTGCAAAGAAGTCCTTAGTAGAAAGAGTAGGGGCCTCAATCACAAAGTTTGCAGTCGCTGCACGGTCAGTAATTTGCACTTCTTTAGTGGAATTGACCAGTTCCCGATAGATCACTTCATTGCCAAGGTCAATCTCTGCAGACTGCAAGGCCAGGTTGGTGGCTGAGTACAACGTAAATCCAACCGTGTTGGTGTCGTTGAAGATCTCAGGATCAGCCTGATTGCTGAACGTCAGAGTTGGCGAGGCAGTGTCAGTCGGTGCGTTGTATTGACCAGTAAGAGTGAAGTTAAAAACAGGAATCTGATTCGCGTTCAGGCTGATTGAATAGGTCCCTCGGCAGCCAGTAACGATGTGACGAAGCCCGTCAGTGTCGTAGTGGATCGTGCAAGACTCGAACCCAGTTGAACGCGGGACATAAGTCACAGAGGTCGATGCAACTGTTGTGGGGTTCATCCCACAAGCTCGCAAGATTGGGTCATATTTAGGAGCAGTGCCAGCCGCACCGCTACCTGAATATTCAACCTCAAACGAAACAATTACACGAGTGTTCGCGATCAGCTGCGGGCTGTTGCCCAGGTAGCTGCGAATCAAATCACGCGAAAGCACCTCAGATTCAGCGGGCTGAATTTCAAGATTTCGCAGCTGAATTGCGTCAGCACTGCCAGTAGGAGTTGGATCGGTTCCGTAGCTTGATTCAATCTTTGCAAGCGCGCTCCTCACGCGGGCTAGCTTTGCCATCGTTCAGAGCCTCAAACTAAATAGGTTTCTTGTTACAGCTTAAGTCAAGCTACGGCGGGAACATGATTAAGCTGCCGTCAAATTCTCGCGGTCTGTGCGGTATTTCACCAGATAGTCCATTGCGACAACACCTAACGGCACGTCGGCATCAAAAAAACTGAAATTTGTCGTATCAGCATCAATGTCTAAGGCGTAACCATTCACAGTGGGATCGGCCATGATTTTGCTGTGAACCTCTTCAACAAAAGCATCAGCGGTATTGCCTGGCGCGTCGTTGCGAACAAAAACTGAGCATCTGACACGCAGACTCCACATTGTTTTGACGTATGAATCTTCAGACGGATCATCAGAAACAGGCTCAAGCACAATGGCAGGAACTTCCCCACGCGCTAAAGGTGTTGTTTTGACGCGGTAAATAGTGGCCCCACTAATCGCGTCAAGATTTGTTTTGATGCGAGCCAGGATGTTTTCTCGACGCGTCGTCATGTCTTCTGCAGCGAAATTTCACAAAGTAACCCGTCGTCAATTAAGCGTGTCTCACGCACTGTATAGGCAACAGAATCGACGGTGATGCTGGTGCCTGCTGTAAGGGTGCCAAAATCAGAAGCCTTAGCGGTGATTTGGTAATCAGTGCTTAAAACCATGTCACCAGCCAAAACTTGACTGGGCTGATCCAACAGAACCTTGGCGGTTGTAGCGCCTGACGTTGCAGACACACCAAAAGGATCATCAAGGAAGACCCCTAGATCGTCTGATAAAAAATCAGCTAGCGCCATCAGCCTTAGGTTTCCGAGTGCGTTTTGCTTTGGGCTTAGGTTCTGCAGTCGTTTCGTCAGCTTTAATTGCTTTACCCATGCGGATTAGCAATTCACCGTCTGCGTTGCTTAAGTCATAGCTTTGACCAGCCTCAAGGGCTTGGCCGCTAGCCATGACTGCTTTGGTGCAAATGACTTTCATAAAAAAAGGGGGGCCGTTGCCGGCCCCTGTGATCATTAAGCGGTGGTGATATCTTCGATCGATGCAAATGCCGATGCTTGGCGAACTGCAACGTCGAATGAAATAATCCCGCGAACTGAAGTGAGGGCTTTCGAGAAGTCGTCACTATCAGTGCCAATTGTGATTTCCAGGCCGTTGCCGTAGAAACCAATCATGGCCTGGCTGAAGTCGCCAGCAACCAAGGCAGAACAAACGCTGGAGCTTGTGCCCTTCGTCAAGTTAGAAGGAACAGCGTTGGTCATTGCCAAGGGATAACCGTTAAGGGTCAAAGGCGTTGGGCCACGACCAATAGCGGAAAGATCCGAGTTGTAGAGGAAAGCACCATCACCAGCAGCTGAACCACCAGCGCGAAGCTTTTTCAACCCGCCAATCACCTTTCCGTTGGTGATGTAAGCCATGTTTGGACCAAAGGCGTTGTCTTCGGTGATGGCAGTTTCCAGATCAACCACTTTCTCAAGGGTCAATGCACCACCGTTAGTGCCCATCGCAACGGATCCAATGCCGGAAGTGTTGCGGATGCCTGTTGGCTGGCCAGAGGAGCCAGAACCGTTAAGCACTGCAGCATCAACAGCGTTGTTGATTCCGTCAGTCAAATCACGACGTACAAGCTCTTCAATGCCAGGTGTGCCCTGAAGCAAGGTCTGACGGCTGTACTTAGAAAGAGCCGCAAGGTTCTTGGGGCTCATCGTGATCTGGTCGAAAGTAGATTCCGACTGGGTGATCGCGGTTGTCTCAGAAGACAAGTAGTAGGTGCTGGAAACACCAGAGCGGCGAGGGATTGCAACATCACCAACCAAGCCGGTCAGGGTGCGAACGCCTAGGCCAACCACGGGGGAAGAGTTCCGCAGGGCTTCGATGAAGTCATCAGCCAGCAGATCGGTTGCAACAAGGTTGCCGCCGGTCGTTGCGCCAGAAGTGACGTAAGTAGCGCGTTGTGACAGGGCAGAGAAAGGAACAAAGAAGCTCCGCTCACTCGTGGCAGCAATGCCAGAGCTGCGCTGAACTTCTTGGCTCAGCTCACGGCAAAGGCCAGCGCCATGCGATGACCAATCACCAGTAATCAAAGCGCGGACGCCATCGATCAGCTGATAACGCTCTTGGGTCTGCTGACCAAGGTCAACAGGAGCAACACTTTCGACAGGCTTAGCGCCAATCTTTTCGAGAACAGCTGCACGGGCAACATCAATGCTGCTGCCGTTATCAATCAGCTGCTCAGCAAGGTCACGCATTTCGTGCTTGCCGCAAAGCTCTTGGATGTTTTTGATGCGGGTACGCTCTGACGAGGCAGCCTTTTTGGAAGCCTCATCGCGCACCACGTTGAGATCGGGTGCTGTGGACATTTGATTCTCAGAATCGGGTTGTGTGAGTGGTGCGACGCGAGCCGCAGAATCAACCTCAGAGGCTGTTTCTTTGTCCATTGTAGTGTCTGAAAGCAAAGATCTCCCCACGCCAATGTTTGGATCAGCGGGGACACTTACAACGCTGATTTCGTAGGGCTCCCACGAAGTTGCCACAAATTCGTTGTTGCGCTCTTCCATCTCTTTGATTCGATAACCAAAGGAGATATTGCGCATAATTCCGTCTTTAACGTCCGCTAAAACTTCTTGCGCAAAAGAGTTGCGGCTAAAGCGAACACGGCTAACGCCTTTCTTTTTGTCGTCGTCAAGGTAGGCACGCTCAACAACACCAATCGGACGGTCCATGTCGTGATTAAACAGAAGCGGTGCGCCGTCGTTCAATCTGCTCAAATCTGCAGCGTCTTTGTCATGGCTCAGAACCTCTGAGCCAAAAGAACGCTCAACCGGATATTCAGAGCTAAAGCTGAACTCCATCACTCGATCTTCCTGCTCCTCAAACTGAGTTTCCCCAGCCCGCTTCAGCAATGCAGTGGCAGAACGCAATGCGGAGATTTTGGTCAGCGTTGAGAACCGATGACCGGCCTTCACGTCTGTGGCTTCAAAGCCTTCATCTGTTTCGCGATAAACAGTGATTAACGCTGCCGGATCATCCTCATCACCATTAATAGTGAACTCAGAGCCAGGCACATTGATTGAGCCATCGCGCTCAATGCGATCAATCTTCCCTTTGGCAGTGCCACCAGAACTGTCCCATTGCACAAAATCACCAACACTTAGGCCGTCAGGCTCTGCCCTGCTTGCAAGATCCTCAGCCATTGGTAATTCACGAATATCTTTAATTCTATCCGCCTTTC